AATCCACCAACCAGTAAGTGATTGCTCACCTGGCTCTGCTCCATTATCAAACTGGTCCTTCTTGTAAGGTGCAGTCTGTCTAATGTATGGACGTTGGTCATTTATGGCATAGAAAAATGGTTGCCCACCAACTGCTACATCATATGAGTCAGATGTATTCTGCCAGTATTGAGATGTAGATACGATACCAACATCTGCAATACCACGAGCAATAGGTAAACCATCGCCTGCGAGTGCGTGTACATTATCATCACCTTCGGTTATATCACGACCAGCCACAGTGCTCCTTAAAAGTTAGAAAGAATTATTACTTAGATAGTGCTGCGATTTCGTCAGCAGTCAAACCTAGTGCTGCTAACTTTGATTGTGCGGATGCTTTTGCTGCCTCTGCTGCAGCCTTGGCTGTTTCTTTTGCGGCTTCTTGTGCTGCAAACTCAGCAGCCATAGCCTCACGCTCTGCAATTTCTTCTGCGGTTAGTTCAACCTCAGTAGTAATTCCAGTAGAGCAATCTACAATTATTTTAGTTGGCATTATTTCCCTTTCGTTATGCGTTAGATATTCCATATAGATAAGCGGTTGAATGTTGTTCAAAATTTCCACTCATAGGAGCCAATGATATAGATGTAATTGCTGATGTATTACTCCATAGTCCACCAGTTAAAGTCATATAAGCGGTTGCAACATTATCTTCAGAAAATCCATCTGCTGAGTAACTTTTATTATTTGAGCCAGCATAGTTAGGTATATAGATTTTAGTTAAACCAAAAGAGTTAGAAATTTCTGCTGCTCTAGTAACTAAACCAGCAAGTCTATTATAAGTGCCATAACTGGATGCATTGCTTCCATCACCCTGTATAGTAATGTTTGTATAATTAGAAGTATTACTATTAAAAGTAATATTAAGACCGTTTCCACTGCCACTTGTGCGACCAGAAACTAGTATTTCTAAATCGGTATAGGTTGCAGGTATGCTAGTAAAGTCCATACTAGAAGCACCACCACTGCCAACGGAAACAGATGATATGAGTTTATAGGTTGGCATATTTATTCCGCCTTAATTCCATAGAGCGTAAAGGTTGAACCTGTTGTAAAGTCAGAAAGAGTTTCCATTGTTAATGTAATAGATGTTATTGCAGTAGTATTTCGCCATAACCCAAGGATAATATCAACACCATTTTGAGCATTACTGCCTCTACTTAAAACAGTTTTATTAATTGCTGTATTACTATAATTGTTGATATTAACTATTGAGTTAGAGTTAAAATCAGAAGTGGTTGAGTAACCATAGTAATTATAATAAATTAACGTAGTGCTACTAGTTCTAAAGGTACCTGCTGCCGAACCTGTTCCGTATAAACCAGTTTGTGAATAATTTGAACCAGTATCGGAGTTAAAGCGTAAAGCGGAAGAGCGATTGCTTGTTGCAGTTTGTTTTTCATTAGTAATCAAAACTAAATCTGTATAAGTACCAGGTATAGAACTAAAAGTAACTGTTGCTTGATTACTACCTAAAGTAGTTGTTGCTATCCTATCGTATGTGGCTGTCATTATGAATCCTTAATTCCATATAAAGCGAATTGGCTGTTTTGTGCAAAGGAAGTTCCATCAGTAGTTATTTGGATTGATGAAATTGCAGTCCCACTGTTCCTCCAAAGACCCGAAGTAGGAATTGCAATTCCCCCCCCATTGCTGTCAGAACCACTTAAGCCTCTTAGCGTTTTAAACTTAGAAGTGCTTGCGTAATCTAAAATATCTACAACGCCTGGACCAAATATGTTGGCAGCAGCGCTCTGTGCAGCCCCAACTGCAGCGTAAATAAAGGTTAGGCTTCCACTACCCCAAGCACCAGGACTACCACTTCCAGTTCCGTATATCTGGTGGCTTGTGTAGTTTGTAGAAGTATCGTTATTAAACCTTATTGTGGAATATGAATTGTTGTTAGTAGCCGTTGTTCTAGCGATTATCCTAATCTGCAAATGTTTATAGGTAGCAGGTATTGAAGTAAAATCAATAGTAGAACTTCCACCTGAACCAACGGTTGTAGTAGCAATTGATTCATAAGAGTTAGGTACTGCTGTTAATCTTGATGATGCTACGGCTCCTAATATAGGCATTATGTCCAACTCACATTTCCAGTACCAGCAGTAATTGTGGCTCGCTTGTAACCACCACTTGCAGAACTTTCTGTACCTGTTAAGCCTGCACCAATTGTAATTGTTCTAGTATCAGGGTATCTTAAGATAACAACTCCTGAACCACCGTTACCACCATTAGTAGTTCCTGGTCCACCGCCGCCTCCACCACCGCCAGTGTTCGTAGTTCCTGGGTTTCCATTACCACCTCCTGAGCCAACTCCACTACCACCGCCTCCTGCGCCACCTGATGAGCCAACTCCATTTGAACCACCACCGCCGCCACCTGCGTAAGTTACAGATGAACCAGTTATAGATGTAGCAACTCCTGTGCCTCCATTTGTAGGTGAACTATTTTGTCCACCATCGCCACCAGTAGCACCAGCACCGCCACCACCATTACCTGAAAAATCTCCTGCAAAAAAACCTGTACCAGCAACACCGTTGCCGCCTCTAAAGCCTTGACCAGTAGTTCCAGCACCACCATTTAATCCACCACCTACGCCCCAAGTTGCACCGCCACCACCTGAACCACCACTATATGTTGAAGAAGCACTATAGCCACCACTACCGCCACCTCCACCAGTAGAAGTAATTGTTGAAAAAACTGAATCACTACCACGAGAACCTGGATTTCCATTTGTACCAGCATTACCACCAGCACCAATTGTTACTGTGTAATTTGTAGATGTGTTTAAAGATAAAGCGGTTTCTAAAGAAGCACCACCACCAGTTGCGGTAACAGTACATCTTAAACCACCAGCACCTCCACCACCACCACGACTTCCGCCACCGCCTCCACCGCCAGCAACAACAAGATAGTCAACAGTAAATGGTGCGGTAAGGTTTCCTGAAATTGCCGAAGCAAAGATTCCTGAAATTCGCATTAAGCAATATCTCCTATTACATACCAAGTATCTGTTGCTGCTTTAACGCAAGTAGCCATACCATAACGAGCACGAATCTTAGGTGCTGCTGCAGTTGCGCCAGTAGATAAAATAGTAGTAGTTCCACTTGTTACTGCTTGAATAGTTGTTTGACCTGCACCAATTTGCAATACGTTTATTTGAGTACCGACTGGAAAAGCAACCGAAGCATTTGTGGGTATAGAAAAAGTATTTGCTGACGCATTATCCATTGTTACTACTTGGCTATTATTAGCAAGAACAGCCGTATAAGAAGCAGTTTCAGCATCAAAAGCAAGATTTATTTTTGCATCTGTTAATGTTTTATTAGTTAAAGTAGTCGTGCTTGAATCAGTTACTGTAATATCGCTGGTAAGAGCAAGTGTTCCAGTAGTTGTTGGTAGGGTCAAGGTTCCAGTATTAGATATACTAGAAATAACAGGACTTGTTAAAGTCTTATTAGTTAATGTTTGACTACCAGTTAAAGTTGCAACAGTTGAGTCAATACTCAATGTAGCAGTACCACTTGAGGCTGTACCAGTTAAACCTGTACTGGCTGTTACCCCAGTAATGTCTGCTAAAGCGTTATCCGCATTGGTTCTAGCACGGGTCATTAGGATATATCTCCAATCACTGTAAAGTTATTACTGCTAGTACAGATTATAGTACAAGCCGAAAATTGCGCTCTTAGGTTAGGCGCTCCTGATGTAGCACCAGTTGAGGTTAATACGCTAGTTCCATTATTTCTAATTTGAACTGCGCCAGCACCAATGCGCTGTATGTTAATCATTTGTCCTGTAGTGAATATTCCACTAGGCACAGTCAGAGTTAAGGTTCCAGCATCACTCATAGTAATTAACTTATTGACATCACCAGCAACCAAAGTATAGTTGGCAGTTTTTGCATCTATAGTTACATCAAGAGTAGATACTGCATTTAGTGTTTCCCATTTAAGTCCAGAAGCAGTTGAAGAATCTGCAATTAAATATTGGTTATTAGTTCCAACTGCAAGTCTACCAACAGTGTCAGGTGCGGTACCTATAAGTATGTCACCCTTAGCATCTATTGTAGTTACTGTTAATGCGTTGGCTACAGTAAATTGGGTAAAGGCTATTACCTCTACTATATCATTTGCCGTTAAAGCAGTAAGACCAGTAATACTTGAACCAGTAGAGGCTGTGTAATCTCCACCTCTTGATAACAATACACCATTAAGATATACTTGTTCATAACCTACTGTGTAGGCAAGAGTTACTGAGTTGTCATCTACACCATTGAGGGTAGTCTCACCACCTGCTGCAGTTTTAATCCAACGAAGTGCGGTAACACTTGAGGTTAAATTACCCCAAGCAGAACCAGACCATACCTGCATAACAGAGGTTACGGTATTAAAGTAAAGAGCACCAGTAAGTAAAGCATTTCCATCATTGTCAACAGATGGAGCAGATGCTTTAGGTCCTAGGTATCTATCATCAAATGAATCATATGAGGCTGCAGCAGCGGTAGCCGCAGCAGAAGCAGTAGCAGCATCGGCTGCTACAGCAGTACCAATTGCGTCTGCATAAGCCTTTGTAGCAGCGTGTAAATTTTGAGTAGGAGCACCTGAAAGAGTTAAGGCTCCAGTCATTGTAGAGCCAGCCTTTAATACTACTGTATCTGAAAAATTGGCTGTGTCGTTTAACGCTTGAGCAATTTCATCAAGAGTATCTAGTGTACTAGGGGCACCATTAATAAGATTAGCAATAGATGTATCTACATAAGCCTTGGTTGACGCATCTGTATTATCTGTAGGTGTAGCCAAAGATGTAATCTTCTGGCTGTTAAGAGATACTGAGCCAGTAGGTGCAGCCATTTGGTCAAGACGGTTAGTGCGAACCTGTGTATCAAAGTCTGAAATAGTTGATGCTGTCTGAGTGCCAGTATGATTAGCACGAGCAAATGGGTCGGCAGTTAACTTGGCTGCAGTAATAGTACCATCGGCAATATCAGCAGCAACGATAGTTCCATTTGCTATATCAGCAGAAGTAATAGTTCCTGCAAGGTTTAATTTGCTATATGAAATAGCAGCAGAAGCATTAATATCTGCGTTAACAATAGCACCTGTACCAATAACAGTAGTTAGGCTTACATCTCCTGTACCATTAAAGGATACGGCAGACGCCTCAATATCTCCAGTTAGTTGGAAGTTACGGGCTGTCTGTAAAGCAGTTGCAGTAGCAGCGTTACCTGACACGCTACCTGCTGAACCAGATACGTTACCAGTTACGTTACCAGTTACGTCACCTGTTACATTACCTGTAAGGTTAGCAGTTATAGTACCTGCAGAAAAGTTACCAGAAGAATCACGGGCTACAATAGCCGAGTTAGTATTGGCAGATGTAGCAGTTGTAGCAGAGTTAGATACTTTACCAGCAGTTGAGATAGTTCCCAACTTAGTGTCTGCGATAGCAGCACTTGCATTGATGTCAGCATTAACAATAGTGCCATCAAGAATCATACCACTTGTTACTGTACCAGTAGAACCAGTTTGAACTATGTTAGCAAGGGTAATTCCGTGTGCAGTTGTAGTATTTTCAATGTGTTGATTAACCTCACGATAATCTCTACCAATTGCCATATGGCGCACTACAGCACCAGCAGAGTGGGCTACACCAGATGAACCATCAATACCACGAGTAATAGTAAGTGTGTTAGTTGAGACCGCCGTTACATCTACGATTTCTTCAAGTGCTGTATCTGGGTCAATCACCACCGTAAAGGTTTCGCCAGCAGATATTGTGGCACCACCTAGCAAAGAAGTTCCTGATACTACAGATGCTGAAGTACCAGAGTTAGTTAACGCTGAAGCAAGTGTTGTTTGCTGTGAGCGTGATGAGTATTTACGTGTTGTCATTTATCTACCTATCGGCTGTAGTGGACTCGAATTGGATATGCAGTTTGCTGTCTTTGAGTTTCCTCGTTGAGGCGTTGTGTATAGAGAGCATATAGTTGTTTTGTTGCAGTTTGTGAAGCACCATAAGGACGTTTGCTATCTGTTTCGTCTGCCTGTGGGCTAACTTGAGCAGCACGTGCAGGGTCAAGGTAGGTAAGCAAACGATAAGAAGCACCCAATACGATTACATCTTTGCAAGAGTTTGGTAGTCCAGTTTGTGTTGAGAAGTCTTGAGCATTAGTAGTAAATGGAACTGGGTCAGTTGAGTACACAACCTTAACAGTTCTACCAGGAGTAATATAATCTCCAATGGTTACTGTTTGAGATGTAGCACCAAATGCTGTAGCATCTGCTTTAGAATCCCAAGACCAACGACGCACAGGAATCCATTCAAGAGATGGACCAACTGATTGCCACATAATTGAAAGAATGTTTTGGATATTTAATCCATCAAAATCATAGGTTGTTTGAGCAGCATTAAATGTGAAAGTAGTTACATTAACTGCAAATATAGTAGAACCAGCAGCATTGATAGTATCGTTAATAGCCTTCTTAATAACATAACGTGGGAATGTAGGTGAGATAGTAACCTTGGTATCTACTGTGTGTGTAGCAGCAGTAGTACCTAGATAACCTCTACCATATGGAGATACAGTTGCTGTATTAGCAATACGGTCAAATGAATCTACCCATAATAATTCTTCATCAATCTCAACTACACCTTTACCTAGATTCTCAGTTGAGCCTAGAGATAAGATAGTAGGAGATGATGATGGAGATGTCAGGGTAGTAACAGCACTAGTTAAGTGAGTTGCTCTATCCTGTTGATAGGTATAACCAGCAAGGTTAATTTGAACCTCATTGATTAAATCAGTTAATGTAGTTGTCAAGAGGCTATGCTCCTTAATGCATCAATTGCCGATTTGCCAGTAGTTCCAGCAAGTTCATTACAGATACCATTTAAATCTTTATAAGCAGATGGTGCTCTACCAGCACTTGCCTTTTGATTCAAGGCTCCAATTATTCCAAGCCCTGATGTACTAGCCCATTTATTAGCAGCACCTTGTTCATCAAGAAATGCTGTCCTTGCTGGGTAGTTACCACCATTGGCTAGGCGATTTAGTTCAGCACATAGAGTGCTACCTGCGGTACCTGTTGGCATTGTTTATCCTATCTAGGTGTAATGATTTTCTTATCAGGGGTGATAAGTTTTGACTTAGGCTCTTCCTTAGGTTTACCAAAGAATGCGTTATAATAATGTTCATCAAATGAGAACCGCTTCATATGTGGGGCTAATGCACCAGTATGAGCATATAGTGGAATCTCTGCTTTATCGCATAGGGCAAAGAAGAATATATCTTCACCTATAAATTTAGTTCCCCTACCCATTTCCATAAAAATTTGTCCGTCTTGGGATACTTCACGAACCTTTGGCACGACACTGCGGTGCATCAACACAAACCCCATACCTGCAGCGTCTACCTTAATTAGTTGATTTACTGGCATTGGGTGAACTCTAGTTAATCCAAACCCACCCTCATCTCCAACTATAAAGTTAAAGATTGTAGGCATTGGAATCATTAAAGGTTCTTCTGGATTATCTGTAGTAAAATATACTCCAGTAATAATTGGACGCTTTTCAACATCCTTGTTATCCCATAATAATTTAAACTTTTCTGGACTAATTACTACATCTGAATCTACCCATAGTAGCCATTCATAATCAGTCTTATCATACCAGTAATCAATTACTGTTTGTCTTTGTCTAGCAATCTGGTTGCCCTGACTTCGCAATGATGTTGCAAACTCTACACCAGACTTTAACATTACATCTGTTACGCCTTGCATAAACTTGCCATCTACCATTCCGTTGTCGCACCATACTAATGCTACAGAATCTTTTTTACTCATAGTCCCCTGTGTCCCTATCTGTACTTTGCTGCTTTTTTGGCTATTGCTTTAGGTTGCTTTACAAACTGCTTACCCTTTTTATTACCTTTAGCCTTGGCTCTATTAGTAGCCGCTTTCTCTGCTGGACTTAATGCAGCCCATGCTGCTTCAGGTAAATATCTTTTCTTACCTTTAGATGGCTTACCGTCAGATGTTTTCCACTTCTGAGCAGTCCAATCTTTTAAAGACTTCTGAGATTTAGCAAGTGCCATTACTTGTAACCTCCGCCTGCTTTCTTATATTGCACAGCAAGTAGTTGTGCTTTACGGGCTGACCATTCTCCAGGGTCTCCACCTTTAGAACCAGCCTTAATCTTTTTAAATAGTGTTGCTCTCATACCAGGTTTGGTATAGTTACCAGCAGCATTGACTTTAGACTTAGCCTTTTTCTTTGCTACCATTTAACTTTATCCGCCCAATAGGCTGCAGACATCTTACCCTTAGCGATGTTTCTACCGTGTCTTGCTTTGAAAGACTTACGCTTCATTTTCATACGCTCTGACTCACCAGATTTTGGTTTACCAGCAGTGCTTGCGCCTTGCTCACCAAATCGGATAGTCTTTACTTTGCTTCCCTCTTTAGCCACAACTACGTGTGACTTCTTAGGGTGATTAGGAGTACGCTTTGGCTTGTTATAGCCAGATACACCAATTCTCTTTAATACTGAATCTTTCATTTTTGTCCCTTAATTTCTTTTTTAGTCTTAGGGTCAAAGCGAGTTTTTTCTCTTCCGTCCTTACGGAGAATAACAATCATACCGTCCCTCATAATTGATTTATTAAACCCGTCATGACGCTTGCGTTGACCCGATGACATTACTTAGATTTCTTTTTGACTACTCCAGGAGCAGTGCGAGTTTGAGGTATAAACATTCCTGGGTATTTTCTTTCGATTGCTCTGCGAGCCTCAGCCTCGGCTGCAGCCACACCTTGAGGAGATATCTCTTTTTGAAATGCTTTTTTTGCGGCTTCACCATAAGGTTTAACAAGTTCTTTTATTGTTTTTTCCCTGTTAAACTCTTTAGTAATTCTTTTAGAATTAGCCATATTACTTCTTCTTGCCCATTTTTTTCATGCCTTTTTTCATAACCATTTTCTTGCCTGACTTCTTGGCTGCTTTCTTAGCCATAGCCATTCCTTTTTTAGAGTATGAGTACTCTTTTCCATTTACCATTGGCATTATATTTGTCCTATCTCTTTCATTACGGCTGCGGCTTTTGGAGTTATATCTTTAGTCTTAGGCATAGTGTCCGCATCATACGCTTTACCTAATACTTCTGAAGCCCTATGCGCTTCCTGTACGTGACGCATAGTTGTTCCTGCTGGTTGTATCCCCTGTGCTCTAGCATCTCTATATGCCTGTAACTCAGAGTTCCATTTCTTATCTGGTATATCTCTCTTAGCATCTCCAGTATTCATCTGAAGACTTAAACCTTTACATCCAAAACATCCTTCAATAGGAGTTGGATGATGTTCCCAATGTTTCATTTATCCCCTTATACTGCTGTAAAATTTGCTTCTGTAACTCCTATACCACCAGCAATTAGTGCTGCTTTGGTAACGTCATCTACTATATGTTTATGCCCACCTATATAGAACTCTTGATATGTTTCTACGCTTGGGTCTAAAGGATAACGATTTATTCTATATGAACCATTCTGTTTTACTACAGAAGTGCCAACATTTCTTTTATAGAAGTAGAACAGACGGTGTTTACCCGAAGGTCCTTCTTGTACATTAGGTGTTGTAAATACGAAATCTGCCATTGTTCTCCTTAATGAACTTACTCCGTAGCAGGAATATTTCTACTCCTGCCACAGCGTCAATCAACTAAGCGATTGATGAACCTGATTCGATTCTGTATAGTGCCTCTTCACGGTAGCGAGCAAATCCTAATACGCCGTACCAACCCATTGGGCGGTGACGCATCAAGCGGTCAACTACTGGTCCGATAACTACATGTGGCTCTTCTGCTACGGCCTCGGCCAATGCTTGCTGTCCAGCGAGGATTGTACGATAAACACGTGCAGATGAAGAACCGTCTGTAGCATTGTACAGACGTGGAGACTCTACGAAGTATGCACCTTCGTATGTTCCGATTTCTCCTGCCCAGATACGGTCTTGTGCAGAGCCGTATTGGTTAGGAAGTAACCATCCTGCTGAACCTGTCTCAGCACGAAGGTCGTGTGAAACTTCTGGGTGGATACCACACCAGTATAGGCTACCCTTGCGAGCAACAGCCTTGTTAGCACGTAACTTGGCTACAGCCTTGCGTAGGTTTGCAGATGAAAGAGTTGCAGCAGCAGTAATTGTTGCTGTTGAGGTCGCTGTTGAACCTGAGTAGATTACGTTTGAACCGCCACGCAATGTTGTCATTGCTACGGAATCAATAGAATCTGCTAGGTTGTAAGCGATAATGTTTGCGATTGCTGGGTCTACATCAGCAAGGCTGAATAGTTCCAACGCACGTGTTACCAACACTGAGTTACCGTACTCTGCAAGAGTAATGGTTACTGAAGTTGGCGTTGACATTGCTACTGAATCGACATCGTCGTTTTCAGTTAAAGCAGTTGTCGCTGTTGATAGGTCAACATAGCGTTGTAAAACGACTGTTGAACCTGGAATTGCTTGACGTGCTGGACGCTTATCTGCGACAGAACGAATTAGGGGTTCTGAACGGAGAGCGAATTCAAGAAGACGGTCATACGCCTTCTGAACCAAACCAGCAGCACCAGCGGTACCTCCAAGAGAGGAACTACCTGTGGTAGTATAGTTTACTGTTGCCATTGTTTGTCACCTCCAAGTGACTATGAACGGAATTATTGTGAGCGAAGTACATCTAGTAATGCATCCATTGAATCTGCATTATCGATGCGAAGATTTAAATCCTCTGCTCGGTCTGGGGTCATAGCGCCTTGTGTGAGTACATCTTGCTGCCTTAAGGCCGCTTTATCTGTTTCACTTACTTTAGACTCCTCATTAGCAACTGTAATTCCGAATAAATCAGCGTTATCATCGAGCCAGTTATTTACTGTCTCTTCGTTAACCTCTTCTAAATCCTTAAGAACTAGTCTTGCTGCTTTAAGGTTGACACCCTTCTTTTCTAGGACTTCTTTGACTGTACGCTCACGCTGCACCTTGGATAATCCCTCAAGTTGCTCAGTGAGTTCTTTGATACGCTTCTCATCGTTGCGCTTGGCTTTCCGCAATTTTTTAAGTAAATCGCTTCCTTCCAATTGCACACCGTTGTCGGTATCTAGGTCGTCTTCGTCTTCATCCCAGTAGTTGTTGCTCATAGCAACCCACCCTTCTATTCGTTGTAGTCGCAAGCCTCAAGTCAATTCGGGGAAATTGGTTGGCTCTTGCTATCGGTCTTTTACGCTATGTGAGGCCGATGGATTCACATAGGATTCTATATTTGTCCTGCTGCTCTATCTCTAGATGCAAGTCTTCCGGCTCTACCACCGAATCTTGCTTGCTCTCTTTCACTTAAGTTTTGAATGTTTTGTAATGATTGATAGTTTTGGTCAAATACTGCAGAAAATGCTTGTTCTTGAGTATATGCCTTTGCTGGTTCAATACCAGTTTCCATAGAAGTTAATTTCTGTGCAGTCGGAAGTATTGCTGCTGCTTGTCCAAATTTAGGTTTAGCAGATGCATAGCCTTGACCCTTAGCAAGAAACTCACCTGCTGCTGCTTCACCAACTGTTAATCCTTGGCTTTGGGCTGCTGCCATAATTCCATATCTATTTACTTTTCTTTCCAAATCTGCAGCACCTTCAGCACCTAGTAATAGTGCTTTACCAAGGTCTGTTCTAGTAGCAAATGGCATCTTGGCTTTAACCATATCAGACCACTCTTTTGGAGCATTATCTATAGCATCAAATACATCAGCAATAATTCTAGTGCTTTCTAATACTGACTTTCCAGTACCCATAACTTCATTTAAGAATGTTTCATTTGCTAAGTCGCCTAAGTTAGATTTGCGTAAAACCTCAGAAATTGCTTCTTGGGACTTAACATACTCCGCTAATGTAGGAACATCAATAACTTCTCCTGCAGCACGTCTATCTGCTAATTTGAATATTCCACTAAATCTGTTGGTAAACTCTGGTATCAGTTTGTTTTCTTTAGCATCATAAAGTGCTAAGTTTATAGAATCAGGTATTGTTGAACCTGATTTATAATATTTTGATACAATGCTATATAATTGCTTTACATATGGTTTTGATGCTTCGGCAGCACCCATAAGTAATTTAAGTGTATTTATAAATGCTTCTTCTGATAAATTTTTAGTAATCTCTTCTTCATATACAGCACCAGGAACATCTACAAAAGTAACTCCTGCTGCTTCGGCTAAAGCATCTGTTCTTTCTTTACCGTATACTTTGGACAATTCAATTTGTTCAGGAGTTAGTCCACCATATTTATTTATTCCAGTTGCTGCTGCTTTTGCAGCATCTGCTTCTGATTTTAATTGAGCGGATGTTTTTACAACTCTGCCAGCAATTGGGTCGTATATTCCACCAGGATTACTTAGTGCAGCAATTTGTGCATTAACCGCAGCCGCTAATTTAGCGGTACCACTAATAGCCTGTGTAAGAATTGGCCTACCTTTTTCAAGGGCAGCAGCAGCACGTGATTCAGCGGCAGCCTTTGTTTGAGCAGCAGCCGTGTTTTGGGCCTGAGCAGCAGCAATTGCACCTTGATTAATAATCTTTTTGGGTGTAGCCATTATATACCAAATCCCATCGCTCTTGCTAGTTGTGCGGCAGCATTCTTAGCATTACCAATTTGTCTTTGTGTGTTATCTGCCTTTGGGTGCATTAGTGCTTTCTGAGTAGCCTCACCGATAGTTGCTGATGGTGCTTTTCCTATTACTCCATCTGGACGAAGTAAACTATCAATAAATGGGTCATTCAAATCTAATGAATCGACATCCGTTTCCCAAGCATCTGCAATTGCTTTTAGAACTGGATTATATAAACTACGAACAGTTGCTCCAGGTGTGGACTTAAATCTATCTGCAAGTTGAGGATATTCTGCAGCAGCCTTTGCTGCTAACTCTGTCTTATAATCTTCAGCAGTAATCTTACCTGTGGCAATCCTTTTAGCAGCATCTTGAATTTCAATATCAGATACAGTGCTTAAGTTGAATGCTTTAGCAATTTGACGAGCATTAGTTAACGAATCAAGAGCCTTGGCTCCAAGAGCCTTCTCATCAGCAAAATTAACCTTAGACCATAGATAATCTCTAGTAAAGTCTTTAGGTTGAAAAAATGATGGAGAGGTAGTCTTGATTATGTTCTTGATATCTTCGGGAGTATCACCAGGTTTAGTCTGGCTTCTTACTGTTTGTACTACTGTATCAAGTTGCTTGTTCGCAGCCTCATTATACTTTCTAGTAAAATCTGCTAAATCCTGCTTTGATAGTTTTCCAGTAAATTGGATATCCACCATAATTGCATCAAGGAGTTGTTTGGCAGCAATATCGGTAAGTTTTATAGCATCTTTAGATATAGTGGTGCTATTTGGGCTAGCCCCTCCACCGCTAATTCTTGCCAATACAGCATTAACTAACGCGTCTTGTTCTGGTGTCATTATTGAGCATCCTTTAACATATCTTCAGAGAAGTTTCTAATTAGTATTTCCTTTAATTTTGGGTGCCAAGTTTCTGATAATACTTCCAATATTTCAGCATAACCATCTTGAGTTTTTGCTTTTCTTGGGTCTCTTTCAGGCAAACCTTTATAGAAAGTAGTAAAAGTATTTCTTATGCTTACAAAATCTTTTACATCTGACCACAGTTTAGTATTACCGTACTTTTCCATAAAGTCTTTATCAGAGACAATTTTATTCAGGCCATAAGCATACTTATAGGCTCTATCTCCACCCTTAGGGTTATTATACTCCACCCACCAAGATTCGCTAATTTTTCTCAAATCGTTACTAGCGGCATCTTTAAGAAGAACTTTTAATTCTGGAACAGAACGTAAAGGCTTTTTATATATATCTTGGGCCTTCTTTTCTAAAGCATCCACTAAAAGATTATAACCTTGCCAGGCACGGTTTTTTAATCTTCGACGTTCTTGCTCTTCAGGAGTAATCATATAACTATTTAATGGACTACCATCTGGTAGTTTAGTTTTAGGATTCCTTAAAATGTTATATACGGTTAGATTAAAGTTATCTTTAGTATCTATATCTAAACTAAGCAATCCAATTAACTCTGGGTCAACTTTTGCTAAAGTAACTGCAAGGTCAGTATTGTCCTTAAATACTCTATTATAGGATTCAGCGTTAGGTTGGATATATGCTTCTGGACTAGAACCTTTGAATGTAATTCTATCTAAAGGAAAGTCGGCACCTAAACGTTCATTAAGTTCAGTACCAGCAAGTTTCTTGGCTTCTTTTTCGTCAATTCCTTTTTGCCTGTATTTATTAACCAACATACCATATAGGTCATCGTATATAGCCATAGGGTTTGTGTCGACCTTTGCTGGTACACCAAATATGTTAGCGAAAGACCAGGACGCTTTTACTCCAAATTGCTCTCTTGCAATCATGTTTATTTTCTCAGGACCAGGATACTTCTGTATTTTTAGGTCATCTAATGTCATATAGTAATTATGAACATCTGTCCATGAATCAAGGAAGTCTCTTTTACCTTCTGGACCTGACAAGTAATTGATAGCATCATTTGCCCAACGAGGGATTAATGCTTCTTTTATTGACGGTTGAGGACCAAATGGAAATACCACATCATAATATGAACCTAAGTAGTTTTTAAGTACATCTTCTGCGTTTGGCATTCCACCATAAATCTTAGATACGGCTACGCTTCCGAATATGGATGGTGTTGGATAGTTAAGCAAGAATCCAATAGACCTAGCATTTAATCTAATACCTTTACCATCAAAGAATCCCATTTCTTTACTTAGTGGGACCACTATGTGTGTTGCTAATAATGGGTCACTAGTTGGTGCGCCGTACTTATCTACACCGAAAGACCTGAATGTTGCTTGATAATTATATAAGAATTGAGCAACTCTCTCAGGATTATTTAGGGCAAACTTACCATACCTATAGAAAGCATTTAAGGATGCTGCTGGAAATGCTGTTGCTAAACGTGCAGCATATAAAGGCTTGCTTTGTCTGCGAATATTATAAAAGGTACTTTCGTTCTGCTGTAATGCTTCTCTAGAAGCAGCGGAACGTAGAACATTTATTTTATCTAAATCAACAGTTCCATCTTTTTTAACAAAACTAAAACCTTGCTCTTCAAGTTCTCTTGTCTTACGTTGTAGGTTTTGAACAAAGAACTTGTTTCCAGAAGCCCAACGAATTGGATTTTCTGGTGCAGTTAGTTTAGAAAATATTGCAGATGCTGCTCTATCAAGTTGTTTTTCTACCCATCCTAAATTCTTAACTCCAAATTCAGATGCATTATGTACATCAAAATCAAGTGGATGAATTGGACTTAGGTTTCTTAAATCTTTAGAAAGAATCTTTTGAAGTTGAACTGAATCTACTTCGCCAGCAAGTGCGGCAAGTCGGGCTTCTTTATCAGGTAAGAATCTGTTTACTAAGGCAACCTTATCTGCAATTATACTTGGTATGTCAGCCTGGCTAACTGGACCAAATTGCTCAAAGTATCCTAGATTCTTGTTGCCCCATGCAATTAATTCTTTTTCTGGAACATCAGCAAGAATCTGGTCTATCAACTTATCGCCTCTTAAAGAACGATTAGTGAAGTATGCCAACTCTTCAAAATATATTGGGTCATTAACATATGTTACAGTAGAAGAACCTCTTCTAGTAATCATTCCTTGACGGATACCTGTTGTTAACTCACCTAGATATGTAGCACTGGCAGTTCTAGCATTACCAAATTCTTGTTTCATAGCAAGACCAAATTGGTTAGCATTAAAAAGACTATCTACTGGCACATACTCATCATTTACAAAAATGTAATTTTTATCTGTGCCATAAAAACGTTCTTTGTACTTACTGCCTTTTTCGTATACTAAAGCCTGGTTATACTTTTGCTCGCCAAGGTCTTTAAGGATATTTTCAATTTTTTCATACTGTAAGGCAACCTCTTTATTTGTCTGAAGTATGTTTTTTGAATCAGGAGCCAGGGTTGCTAATGATGATTTAGACTTAGTTATAGCAGCCTTAGCAGCAAAAATCTCTCCAGAATACTTACCCTTTGTATCTACTTCTTTTTCTAGATACTTAATTCTTCGCTCTAAGTTTGCAACAGTAGGAACCTGGGCTGTAAGTTTTCCAAATGGGCGTATAGCATCTCTAAGTTCTAATTCTATATCATCAACCAACTTATCTGCTGCTTTGAGTTCGTTAACAACTCTTGCTTGGTTATCTCTAATTGCTTTTGGTGATGGCTTAATCTGGCCTACACCTAAGAATGTATCAAGTTCTGATGTTAGATTATTAAGATTAGTTACTGCTTTGTCTAACTGCTCTGTTAATCCCTCTACAGTTTTATTAATAGCAGATATTTCTTTAGCATTATACTTAGCAGAAAGTTTTCCAAAAAGTCTATTTTTATTATTTTTAATAAAGTTCTTAGTCATGCTAGGAACTCCATCAAGAACGATTGATGTACCATGCGCCATAGTAGCACTAAGTGAAGGCTCAAAAAGGCTGTTCTTAGGAATGTAGTTTGGACGTGCCAATACATCAACAGACCAGTATTTATTTGTTACTTCAAATACTCGTTGAGCAATTTCGCTGGCTTCTACTGTTAACTTCTGTCCCTTTTTACCAATAGGACCTTTTTTCAATGTTGATTTTTTAATTTCATTTTCAATCATATTCCAAGGTGCCACTCTGTAAGACTCTACTAACTGTCTTTGAGTTTGGGCATCTGTTAGGATACGCATACCCTGTGCGTCCATACCATAACCAGTTCTACCAATAGAATCCATCGTACCGAAAATATGGTTCTTGATTGTTTGCGTAAATTCTTTAATTTTTGCTACATCGTAATAACCGTACTTAGCCCCTATAATGACTCCTAATTGGTCATCAAGAGCATCTAATACATTAACCCTAGATGCGTCGTCTTTAGCACTTACAAAGTCAGACATAATCTTGTTACGAAAATCTGCAACACTTACAAACTTACCAGGTGCTGTTTCAACTTGGTTTGGAACACTCTTACCAAGTATGCCTGCAGTTTTAGTATATCTTAATGCATCAATACTGTCAAATACCGCATTCAATTCTTTAACACCATCTAGCGGACGAACACCTGAAAAGGTCACATGTCCTAATGGTAATTGTGAGCCAGCAAAATTAACTACTCTGGTCAATGGACCATTAAGGCTATTGCCCAAGATACGTTGCCTGATAGTTCCTACTGATATAGCGGCTTTTTTACCTAAAGCAAATTTTGGCTCAATTGGGAAAAAATCTTTACCCATCTTAGGTGGGGTTCCAGTTTTAGGGTCAAGAAGAGCATCTTTAATTTGTCTATATTCTGGCACACGATTAATTGCATCATCAAATGCTGCATTCATCCGTGACCAGGAAGTTTCATTAAATTCAGGTAATCTGCCAGTCTCAACTACACGATTTCTAATAATGGTATTAACGTCGCCAATTTCATACAAATCTGCTGGCGCATTTTTAGAAAGTCTATCTAATGCTGGTAAGTAACCTTTATCTGCAAGAATTAAATCTTTTACGGTATCAGGATTGTTTGCTCTTAGTATCGGACCAATTAAATTTTCATTATTAGAAAATCTACCTAAAGTATTTGTTACATAATTAGCATCTGTGCTATTAGCAAGTTTTACTATTAGGTCGCCAGAGACTGTTTGTTTTCCGCCTTGAATACCAGTTTCGAAAGCCACACCATCATTGATGTCTTTTTCTAATTGACTTACTGCAGTTCCTCTTGAACTTAATCCTGTTTTTCTGGCAGCAAATTTTCCACCTTTAGTTACAGCACCAAATGCTCCAGCAATAGCAACGTTAGATGCTATAAAATCTGTAGTCCCTGTAAAATATTTACCAACTGTATTATCGACAAATGCTGCTTGAACATCATTATCATCCCATAAATCTATATTATCTAAATCTATTTGACCTAAGCCAAAAACAACATTAGCAACATCTTTAATGGGAGTTAAGTCTGACTTGGTTAACGCTTGTCCTAGACTTATTTTTTCTGAACGATTATAGGCACGTTTTAAATCTGATAGTTGAAATCCTTTTTCAAATTCTCCTGGTGAGTATAGTGCAGAATCAGAATCAGTTAGTAATGCCGCCGTCGAGATAGGTCTTGTTACGTATGGAGAAATTACCTCATCGTGAAGCATTACGCCAGCCTTTAAAACAATGTCATTGCTTGCTGCTTGAGACTTTGCAGAATACTTTAGATTATCCTTGATTGCTTCTTGGGCAGATTTTTCTAGTCCAGCAATAGATAATTGTTTAGATGTTCCTATATCTACACCAGCAGGTATAACTACATTTGAAATTGCTTGAGCAGGACTTGAGATATTTCCAGTAAACCATCCAGCCCAGTCAGATACACCTTTGGCAAGTCCCTGACCTACTGGTTTAGCAATATTGTCAAGGAAGTCATTCCAAAGTGACATTATTGCCTCCTAAAATTGTAAGTTATAGTTTGTAGAGTTTCCACCTTTAGGAATATCTCCAGTAATTGTTTCAATAAAAGCATCTCTATCTTCTGTAGATTCCCAAGGAATCATACCTAAGGTAATCGCTATACCTGCATTTTGGTAACCAAGCGAAGAAGCAAACTTATCTATATTATCATATAGACTTCCAGATTGCCACTCAAACATCTAGTTGACCAACTAAATAATTTACAAAACTTTTAAATGAATCTGGGGCATTTGGTGCCTTTGCAGCATTCGCAAATGATGGTAAATACTTTTTGACTATTGCTTGATTCTCAATAGGTCTTCTATCTGGATTTATATTCGCAGGAAGTACGTCGCTTCCTAATCCTCTACCAAAATCTACACCAGTACTTTGTGGTTCTAATGGATTTGCTGTATCATCTAGTAATGTTCTAAGTTTTGCCATAGAGGCTGATGGACGCATTGCGCCAATATCAGGTGTTGTTTGAGGGTTACTCATCGGTGCTGCATTTTGTTGTGCCATTGTTTCGACTCCTGTAGAACCTAAGTTTTTCATACCTGGCATATACCTTTTAGGCTGTCCATTTTTTGAACCTGCCCCACCTGTTGCTGATACACCCATATTGTTTTGAGGTGCACTTGGGCGGTATCCACCGCTATTCTCGTTACCAGCCACAGTTTCTCCTACTTAATTTTTCTAGGTTGTTCTTTTGATATATAAGGACCTGCAGTAAATGCAGTAAGTTTAGATGCAATTTCCATTGCCTCATATGCATCAGCGCCAGCATGTATAGCACCAAGTGCGTATGCTGCTCCTGAGCCTGCAGCGTATACTCCATCTGCAGATTTACTTATAGATAACTCTTGGTCAACATCAAATATCTCTCCACCAACAGCCATTATAAACTGAAAGCGAGTTTCCTTAGTATCTTCATCAAAGTTATAGCCATTATCTGACATACATTTACGCAGAGATGGCATTGCTTTTACTACCATAAAATGATATAAATCTTCTTTGTCTTGCTTTGTAGGAGTTGGTGGCTCCCAAACATGTTGTGCTATATCACAGGGTAGTGTCTCACCAGAACCAGCAATTAAGAACATACCATTTTCTGAAATTTTTCTTACTTCAGGATGTGTATAAATTCTACCATCAGCATCTGTAGTTCTACTATCGGCAACTAAGAAACAACGGTCCTTATGTTCTATTCCTATAATTGTTGTCATTGTCCCCTACCTAGTTAACTTCTTGTTACTACTCTTCCGCCTGCTTTTCCACTTGCTGTTAAACTTGAAAGAATTGTTTGAATGTCAGGTGATTCCTGTTGTGGTAATGATATTGGTTCTTCTTGAGGAGGACCTCCTACTGGAGCACCAGAGGGAGCAGGGGACGTTTGCTCAACCATAGGATTAGAGGCGCCAGCAGGAGGAACCTGTTGTTGCGGTGCAAAAGTAGCCTCAATAGCATCTTCTAATGCTTGTCCCTTTTGGCGAGCCTTGATAACCGCAGCAATTTTATTTACCATATCTGATGGGTCTTGTCCCTGTGTTGCCATCGCTGGTATGGCCTGAGCCATTGCTGTAATACCACTGAGTAATGCTGTACGCATATCCTCAATTTCAATTTTCTCAAGTTCTTGTGTTACGTTAACAGTAAATGGCAACTCACGCATAGCCATATCTTTAGATATTAACTTACCACCAAGTGCTTGAAGCATGAAGATAAGACCTTGGGCTGGATTAAGACCAGCAAGCATACCATAACGGACATCGGCTGAATAATCACCCTTGATGTCTTTGGTTGGCTTATAAGTAATTTCATATGGTGAGCCAGAATCTACACCACGAATTGTTTTCTCTTCTGGATATATTAACTCATCAACTTCAAAACAGATACTGATTACATCACGAAGTCCAGCAGCAAAGATTGCTTGGGCTGATTTAACCTGTGTATCAAATGCTCCCATAAGAGCCTGTACACCTTGACCAGTAACGATAGATGCATCAATGTTACCAGTACGAGACTCTGGATAACGAGCACCAACTCTAAGTTCTTGATTAAGTAATGTTTGCTCTGTGAATGCGCCTTGTGGTAGAGTAAGTTCTACACGACGAACACCTGCTGGGTTTGCGGTGCGGATAACCGCATCTCCACCCAACTGTAGTTCTTGTACATCTTGTGGGAGTACAATAGGTGCCTGTACTGATTTCTCCGCTGCTTCCATTGCCAGTAAGGCGAAACGGTTGCGGAGTAACTGAATTCCAAGTACATCGTCGAATTGTCCACGTAACTCATTGTCAATAGACGGTTTACGTGCTACAACTACCATCATTTTACCAAGAGGATTCCTGGCTTGTGATAAAATTAAATTATCTTTTGCTGGTACATATACAACTGATTGGTCTTTGTCGTAGTAGCGGATAATTTCTACTTGACCATTTAGGTCTTGCTTATATCCCATTCCGCCAAGAAGTATGTTATCATACTCTGGGAATTGTGCTACTAACTCACCAAGGGTAAGTGTGTATCTTTTAGCAAATGCTATACAACGTCCATATCGGTCAAACTCTGGGTATGCACCAATTGGGTTCTCTACACGGATGCGAGGCAGTTTAGCCTCATCATCCAATTCTATAATAAACGGAACAAAGCCGTAGGTTATATACCAGTCTGCTCCTGAGTACATCTGGACCGATAGGTCAGAATGCGAAAAGTAATTGCTAGCAATACGAGTACGCTTATCGGCAAAAGTACGAGCACGGTCAGAGACTTGATTAGCGGCTGAGCAGTTAACCGCCGGAAGAGGTGCCATAACCTCAGAAAGGTCCCTGGCAACGATATCAATAAAATTTGCAACGACATTAGCATCTACACCATCTGGAAAAAAGTCTGGATAGACTTCAGCAATCTTTCCTTTACGAACAGCAAGAACGTCAAGATTACGGGCATCTCTTTCGCTGTTTCGATAACGTAACGATTGTACCCGTGCCGCTATCTGTTCAATTGTTAATGCCATAGTTTCCTATCCATAAGTTTCTTGCCATTGCTCTGCAAAGGCTTCGTCTAAATTAAGTGAACCTCTACTAGCCATCTGTGCTCTAGTAGCCCATCTATTTGTCTGGTACTGCCCAACTTTACTTGAAGTCTGCATTAGTTCTCTACAACGGATAACAGCAAACCATAATGCCATTACACAGTCGGTAGGGTTCTTAGTATCAGGCTTCCAAATTATAAGTTGCTGTACTAAAGACTTAAGTCCCTCAGAGCCTTCATTAGAAGGTAACTCTATAAGGTTGTTATCGTGGAATCTACCATCTCTGGCTGAACCAAAAAGGCTAGCCATAGAGGCTACACCGAATCCTACATCCCATTTATTCTTACCAGTAAAGTGTGAGTTAAGTTGACATCCATAGGATGCTAGGTAATCACGTAACTCTGTATCCATAGCGTAGTACTTCTGGTGGGCGTTAATTTCAACCCTAAACTCTTGTGGCTTAAATCTTTCTACCCACTCTTTGATAAGAGCATTCTCTTTCTGTGGAGTAGGGTCAACCATGTTGACGCAATCTAAAACATATATACGACCATCAGAACGATTATAAGACACTGCTACGAAAGCAGACCTACCAGTTACCGCAGGGTCAAATCCTATAACTGTATAAACTGAATCTACGTTCTTGGGATGCCCCGGTGTGTCTTTCTTAAGTGGTCCGCGCTTTCGCATACCGTTAACACATCCTGCGACAATTGTTGGCGAGAATATGGAATCGGATTGGACGTCTTCTTGTTGGTAGACCATAGCCCAGACTGACGGAGCCACTTCAGACCGCCTTGTAAAAAGCGAAGGTCCATCCCATTTGGGATATAGTCCTTGCTCATTAGGTTCGTCCTTGTCTCCTTCTGCCCTGTCTGTCCAAGGCCAAAGTGTTTTCCAGTTCTTTGGGTCTTCATCAAATTCTAAAACTGATGGCATAGCCATGTATGTAAATGGAGATTTGCCACCTGTCCACTGGTCGCCATCTCTAATCATTTTATATAAATCTATAGGTGCGACACGGGTTCCTACTATAAGCAGTTTGCCGTGCCGCCCCAAACGGGTGATGACTTCTTTTTGAAGCCATTCAATTTGCTTCTCCCACTCATGGGCGTTTGCATTCATCACCACATCGTCTAGGATAATCAGGTCGGCGCGAGCACCGTAAATCTGTGACCCGAATCCCAATGCTTGTACTGTTGGGTCTTTCTCTCCTGAGTCTCGTCCA